ATTTATTCTTTATATTTAAAGTTTAAAAAATAAATGTGGTAAAATTATATTAATCAAAATAAAGTCTAAATATACTATAATTTTTTAATTATTAAGTGTATTTAGACTTTTATGAATGGAGGGAATTATAAAAAATTATGGAACTTGAAAAAATAAAAATTAATAAATTGATTTTTCCTGAGTATAATCCAAGGAAAAAATTAAAACAAGGTGATAAAGAATATCAAAAAATTAAAAAAAGTATTGAGGAATTTGGATATATTGACCCAATTATTATTAATAAAGATAATACAATTATTGGTGGAAATCAAAGAGCGACAGTATTAAAAGATTTGAAATATAAAGAAATTGATTGTATTAGAATTGATATAAATAAAGATAAAGAAAAGGCTTTAAATATAGCTTTAAACAAAATTTCTGGTGAATGGGATATGTCAAAATTATCTTCATTACTTGATGAAATAAAATTTTATAATGAAGATAATTTTATTTTGACCGGATTTGAAAATGAAGAATTTGAAAAAATTGCTGAAGAGTTTGAAAGTAATTTTTCTGGGATTAATTCTAGCAATAATAATAATTACAATAATGATGATGATAATAATGATGGTGAAGAGATAGAAAGATATACAAAAAAAATTAAGGCACCAAATTATGTCCCCAAAATGGAAAACCCACCAGAAGTTAAGGATTTATATGATATTTCAAAAACAAATGAATTAATCAAAAAAATTAATAAACTTAATCTTGATAAGGATATATCTTTATTTTTAAAAAATTCTGCATATAGATTTACAAAATTTAATTTTGAATATATTGCAGAATTTTACTCACATGCAGAGCCAGCAATACAACAAATATTTGAAGATTTAGCACTAGTTATTATTGATTTTGAAAAAGCGATTGAAAATGGATTTACTACTTTTAATAAAAGTATCTTAAAAGAATTGGAAGAAGAGGAAAAGCATTATGAGGAATGATTTTTGTATATTTATATTATCTCATGGTAGAGCGGATAATGTAAAAACGGTTAAGTTATTAAATAATATAAAATATAATGGTAAGTATTTTATAATAGTTGATACTGATGACAATCAAATAGATGATTATATAAAAAATTTTGGAAAAGATAAGATTTTAATTTTTGATAAAGAGAAAAAAGATTTTGATTTGATGGATAATTTTCATGAAAAAAAGGCAATTGTTTATGCTAGAAATATTTGTTTTAAATTTGCTAAACAATTGGGAATAAAATACTTTATGGAATTTGATGATGATTATGTTGAATTAAAAGTTAGATTCAATAGCAAGATTGAATTTACCGCAAAAACAATTAATCTATTTAAAAACAAAGAAAATTTTATCGAAAAATTAATTGATGAAATGATTAATTTCTTTTTAACTGATAAACGTATTGCAACAATTGCATTTTCACAGGGTGGTGATTTTGTTGGAGGATCTGAAAATAATTTTGCTAATGGATTGAAAACAAAAAGAAAAGCCATGAATAGCTTTTTATGCTCTACTGATAGAGAATTTAAATTTATTGGAACATTGAATGAAGATGTAAATTTGTACTGTAATCCTCTGGAAAAAATAATTTTTACTATAAATTTAATTGCATTAGAACAAATGCCTACGCAATCGCAAGAAGGCGGATTAAGTAATTTATATGAAGCCGCAGGAACTTATGTAAAAAGTTTTTATTCTGTAATTGCAAATCCAGCCGCAGTAAAAATTCAATTAATGGGAAGAAAAGAAAAAAGATTTCATCATGCTGTAAATTATAAGAATGCATGTGCATGTATTTTAGATGAAAAATACAAAAAAACAGTATAATACTAGCTTTGAATAGTTAGTATTTATTTTTTTAAAAATATAAAAGACTCTATTATTAGGCTTTAATTTTTTTAATAATAGAGACTTTTTGTGTTTTTATATATTTATATATTATAATAATTCTTATAAGTATTATAAATTCTATATTATAAATGCGGAGGTGTTATTTTGGCTGCGAAGGTAGGCAAAAAAAATTATTATGATAGTAAAATTAAACCCAATCTGGATAAAATTGAACATTGGTTAAAAGAAGGATATTCTCATAAACAAATTTGTAATATGCTTTCTATATCACAAACAACTTTGTATAAATATTCTAACAAAGATGATAAGGTAAACTACAAAAAAGAATTTGCCGATATCCTAAGGAATGGTAAGGATATTTTAGAAATTGGATTAGTAAAAGCATTGTATAAAGAGGCTATGGGGTATGAATACACAGAAACACATATAGAAATTGAAGAAGATGAAGTGGATTCAATAAAAAAAACTAAGAAAAAACAAAAGAAAATAACTAAATATTGTAGAGCAAATGGACAATTATTAATATTTGCATTATGCAACAAATTTCCTAATAAATGGAAAAGAATTGATAAAGAAGTTGTGGAAGCTATTGAAGAAGGCAAATTAAAATTAGATATTACTGATAAACATATAGAGAAAGCATTTAAAAGTTTATATCCGGCGATAAATAATGCTGATTCAAAAAAAATAGCAAGTGAAGCAAGAAAGAAAAATCAAGATGAAAAATAATAATGATTATGATAATTATTTTGATGATTTTGCTTTTCAATTTTTGTATGGGCTGGATAAAAGAAAATTAAAAAAGCCTAATTTTTCAAATATAGAAGATGTTGGAGAAAGTTTTGCAGAAAAAGCTCCTAGAACCAAGGAAGAATTAGCAATTTATTGTGCCATAATTTTAAATAATAGATTTCCGCACCCAGCAAGTAACGAAAAATATTGTATTGAAAATGGGCATAAGTCGCCATTAGACGCTATTTGGGCGGCATATAGCGAGCAGGATAATTTTTCTATATGGTATGCCATGCGTGGGAGTGGTAAAACTTATGCACTAGCAATACTGGGTTTTTTAGAAAGTTTGTTCAAACCTAGATGCTGGACTACTATACTTGGTGGAAGTTTAGAACAAAGTACAAAAGCGGTCGCATACTTACAAGGTCTTTGGGATATGCCAGCGTTAAAAAATGTAAAAAATAAATTTCTAGTAAATGGGCAGGTAGCTGGAAGAGGATATAAGACAACACATGGGAGTCAAATAACTGCACTGGCAGCATCAACAAAATCTGTTCGTGGACCTCATCCACAAAAACTTAGACTTGATGAAGTTGATGAAATGAAAGAAGAAATTTATTATGGTGCACTAGGTCAACCAAAAACAAAATTTGGGATAACAGATAATGTTATAATTAGTAGTACACTACATAATGCATTTGGGCTGATGAGTCAAATAATTGATGAAAGAGAAAAAATAGGTGCTGGATATTATCCCTGGTGTATTAATGAAGTACTAGAACCGCATGGGTTTTGGACAAAGGAAGAATATGAACGTAAAATAAGACAATGTACAATAGCTATGATTGATGCCGAATATAAGTTAAAACGTCCAAAAGTCGGTGAAACTATATTTGATTTTGATAGTATTGAAAGAGCATACAGAAGAGGAATTAAAGAAAAATATTCTAAAAATATATACACAGAAGCCGGACTGGATTGGGGTTATGCATGTACAGCATTAAGTATTATACAAGACCCAAAAGAAGTTTTTAGAAATATTATTACTTTAACATATGAATATGTTGAGTTAAAAGATAGATGCCATCAAATTGCTGATATGTGTATAGAATATAATGTTAAAAGAATTTATTGTGATTCTAATCCAAAAGATTCTAATATCACATTGAAAAAAACATTAAGAGAAAGAAGATGCACAACAGAAGTAGTATCAATAGCGTTTAACAAATGGAAAACTATAGGGATAAATGTTTTGAGGTTTTTGCTGGAAAAAAATATATTAAATATTACTAATAAAATAGCACAAGATAAATGTAAAAAATATCATTATAAAAACCCAGAATTAAGTATTATTGCAAAAGAAGATGACCATATCCCAGATAGTTTGATTGCTTGGGCATCTAGTAGGTATAGAATTTTAGGCATATAATAATATAAAGAGGTGTATATGAGAAATAAAGAATTTGTATTTAAAGATAGTATTAAGATTGGAGCAATTGATTATAAAGTAATTTTTGTTGAAAATTTGGCAAGAGATATGGATGCACTTGGAAGATGTTGTGGAAATAATAGAACTATAGAAATTGA